CGTTCGATTAACCATGTAGGTAAATCATCGTTTGGATTAGCAAGTTCTGTTTCTTCTTTGTATTCGTATGCAATAGATGCAAACTCAGCCCAAGTTCTAGTAGTCAACTGTAATAAGTTGATGCCAGTTGATTGTGGATCTGTTTCCAACAATGGTAAAAGACCGTCTGCAACTGTTTGTACTTGTTGAAGATAATAATCTTCTTCTTTCTTTCGTTTTTCATCGTCCGTTGAATTGAACACCATGATTGTATTCTTTTTAGATTTGAATACGTCCATGATTCCGTTGACTCTTGACTGTTGAAAGACAGGTTTGCTGTCGTGGTCAAGTGCATATTTTCTGTAGTAAAAGTCAGGTAGATGCACAGCATCTTGAGTGTCTCTTACTTCTGAACCAACCGGATCACCGTTGGTGTCCGGAGTATACATAGACTCGTCTGTTTTAAGTGGGTTAACCAACTCTGGTCCTACCTCTTGGTCTGACGGGTCAAAATGATCTACTGTATTTCCCATAATTTCCTCCTATGGATTTATCTAAGTTTATTCTTCTAATAAGATTCTTTAAGTACTTACCAGATTCGATATGTTTAGCTCGCTCACGCATTTCGCTCACTTCAGCTTTTTGTAGTACCTCGTTGGGTACACTTACTTCTTGTATACACATAATTCCTCCATGTATTTCACAAATTACACTTGCCATATATAAAACTTACTACAGGATGTAGTAAGTTAACACTACTCAATTAAGCAAGTAATCTGTTGCTGGCTGTTGAACTGAGCAGAGATGCGATAGTGGTGAGGATCAGAGTAGTGAAGAAGCGAACGCGTAAGCGTGCGAATGAACGGTGCGCCAAAGCGCAACTCCCGAAGCACGGCTCGCAAGCGAGGGAGCACGGTCCCCGTGCCCCGAGCGTACACTGCGAAGCAAGATTAACAAGTTGGCTTAGCAACTTGCTCTTACACAATAAAAAATAAACTGCATAGCAGTTTTCATTTGTTACCTACATAAAAAAAGGGAACACTTGCAAATGTTCCCTTAATAGCAATTTACTCTGTTAGTTATGTGTGAATGTTTTCCTAACTTTATCCGAGCGGAAGGACGCCAATCGACTCTAATTTATACCCTACGATTTCACTGGGTTGTTCAATAACAAAAACTATGGAGTTTTTGTGTAATAGTGTTGAGCTACATGTTCCTGAATTTCTTCAGCAATAGTCGCTTGTGCAGGGTCTGGTGATACAGTAGGACCAACAGGTGTTTTATTAACACCGCTGTATCCTTCTTTAAACCCAGTAACAATACTAGATGTAGACGAAGTCGTTGAAGATACAACAAACTTTGTCAGTTTGCCAAATAAGTTGGCAGTTCCTTTCAATATATTCATAATTTACTCCTTATATAAGATTGAATATTAAGTGACGGTGCTGGGTAGGCTCAAAGACCGTTCTGTCTAACCGAAAAGGTTAAGTTCCCCCAGATTCACCGTCGTGCCCGACTTCTCATTCGAGCATGTGCTTTCGGTAACAACCCCCATGTGTGTTAACAGGCGTCACATGGTAGCCTTAAGAGTTACGCTACTGGTAACTCTTGTTGAACGCCATTGCTGGCTGTTGGTTGTGCTGAAATTTCTTTCAGTACAATCTCTCTCATGAAGACAGGGTATGGTCTGCCGTTGGTTGGGTCAACTGGTACAGTGACATCATCCCAACAAGTTAGACTTCCGTCTTTGTTAGTAGTTGCAGTCCCAATCTCTCGAGACCTTTGTTTCCCGTCTTTACCGGGGATTAATATATATCTTGAATACATAGTTTACTCCTTATAATTATAAAATAATGGCTCGATACACCCGTATCAAGCTCAGATTGCCCGAACAAAGAGTTGCCACGGGACGTGGACAACTCTCGACGAGCGAGGCACGAAAGTGCCGAGCGAGAGAAAGTAAACTCTCTCTCAACTGAATCAAGTAACTCGACTAACAAGCTTCTTCATCCAATAAGTACGCTCCGCATCTAATTGATAGAGCTCGCTGTCTCCTTGCCAAGAATCTTCAAGCTCTTCTTGAGAAGCGTTAGCAAATACTTTATCAATACGAGCTATTTGCTGTTTGATATAGTAAGAACGGTAAAAATCATAGTCATTTGGTTTCATAATATACTCCTTATATTTATACTTACATGAGAAATGAGCCATAGCTGGATAGCTATGGCCCTTGTTTTAATTAATACTTATACAATTGCAAAAGCTATTATTACAAGCACTAAAGCTAAAGGCTTCAACACATACCAATTAAATCTTTCTACGCCTTTCATGTTAGAAAGAAACTCTTTGAACTCATTAAATGATTTCATAATTTACTCCTTATATTTATACTTACATTAAAAATGAGCCATAGCTGGATAGCTATGGCTCCTGTTGTCGGAGCTTTATCCGACAGCTCCGGACTTGTATCCACAAGGTAGACAAGCGTAAAGAGGTTTGTCGTCATCTCCTATGTTAATGCAATAACTAGGAAAGTTAATCATTCCGTAAACGTCACTGTCTAGCTTGTGAGGACAAGTAGGGTTTTGGCATTCTGTTGTTTTGTGTGTTGGATGTTCCATAATTTACTCCTTAATTTATATACACACGAATAATGATTTACAGCTGGATAGCTGTAAATCTTGGTTCCACTGGTTCCACTTGGTTCCACGACTCGTGGAACACAAATAACGCTGTAAAAATGCAGGTTATAGATGATGGTTCCATGGTTCCATTAGTTTTAGGTCTATAAAACTTATAACAATTATCTACGGTCCACGGTCCGTTACAAAGCCCAGCTTTGTTTTTCACGGAACCGTGGAACCAAAGCATATCATTCTTGCTCCGAAGCATAGTAAACTCTGGCTTGGTCGCGGTTCCACGACCTGGTTCCACATGGGGTTAAGCACGTGGAACCAACGGAACAAGAAATACTCAGAGATGCAGAGATCTCCGAGTATTGATGATAGTAGTTTAGAGACGAAAGAGCCATCTAATGAAGAGGGCTAGAAGAGAGAGGGGTAATAAAAGACCAAAGATAAGAGTGTTTACGACTATTTCTCTAAGAGAAGTGCGAGTAGTAAAAAGAACTTTGAGTCCTTCAAAGAAACCAAGAGTAAATGTCTTGGTGTAAAGTTTAAGAGTGTGTAACATAGTATTCTCCAATAATATAAAGTTAAAATTACAAAAACCGGAGAAAGGGTGGGCCGAGGTACGAGGTCCGCTGTGTATTAAGCGATGGCTAGTGAGTGGGCGAGATAGACATCAAGATATAAACTGGGGGTATGTATATAGACTGGGGTAAAAATCAAAACAAGGTTCCAATGGTTGAAATGGGAAACGGGTTAGTAGAAATGGAATAGGGAGGGGGATGGGTTCTGGGTGATAGTAGTAGACGATGTATGAGCGATATATTTCATATTTTTTCAAAAAAATTTTTTCAACAAAAAATTTACAAGTTATACCCCAATGTGTTACTTTGGACACATGAGCTTACTAACTTCTCAAGCAGTTGAGGTTACCGACGAAGACAGAATTGAACTTCAGTCTCATTTTCCCTACGCCGGAGTAAAATTATCCGAGCTTTCGGTCCAAGAAGAAAGAGTCATTTTGTATTTTTTACGGGGCATGAGTAAAGCGGCCGCGGGACGTGCAGCGGGGTACAAGAACCAGGATTCAGTGTACGAAGTTTTTAAAAAACCAAAGGTGCAACAAGCTGTTCAATATCTAAGAGAAGAGATGCGAGAAGAAGTTAAGTTTGATCGTAACACCGCGACCCAAATGTATTTAGAAGCCCACAGAAAATCCGCGACTTCTACCGAAGAAAAAAATGTTGTCGATTCTCTATGCAAGCTCCACGGTCTATTTGCACCCGAGCAAGCAACCCAAGTTAATATAAACGTAGATAAGTTAGAAAGATTAGAAAGATTACCGGACTCCGAGCTGCTAAAGTTAGCTGGGGTAGATACACAATACTTAGAACCAAAAGGAGAATAGTATGACTAGTAAATATGAAATGGCTTCTAGAGCCAGAAAGAAAAAACGTAAACTAACTTCTGCTCAAAAAACTTTGCCTAAGTTTTTGCAGGATAAAATAACCAAAGCGAAAAAGAAAAAAGGGACAAAAAAATGAGTACCTCAAGTAAAAAGAAAACCCAAAAGAAAAACGATACCATCGGAAACGATGATAACAACACGGCCAAAGTAAACACTAAAACATATGCTAATCTTAAAGAAACCCTAAATTTTTTTTCTAAGACCAATAAAGAAAAAAGAAAAAACAAACGAGTACGAGACGCTTATGCATCTTCTGGGCTTAAGTCCGGCAAAAAAGACAGTTTTGGAAAAGATAAAGTTGTAGAATCAGGAACAGATGTACTAAACGCAATAGCAATGCGTAAAAAATCCATAGTAGACAAAAAACCAAAACGTAGGGGAACACCAAAATAATGCATTGTATAAATCAACCTCAAAAAAAAATGTCCGGTAAAAAATCTAAAAAGAAAAAAATGGGCAAAAAGAAGAAATAATATATATATTAAAAAGGAGTAAATTATGAAAAATATTATATTTGTATTGGTATCAGTTTTTATGACAGCTTGTGCTACGGTAGGTGCTGTTATAGATGGTGGTAAAGATTTAACCACAAGTGTTATTGATTCTACTGTAAAAACAGCAGGAAACATCACAACATCAGCTTTAGAAGATGTAAGTGGAGTTATTGATACTGTCGCTGAATCAACAGAAAATATTGTTGATAATGTGGTCGAGCAAATTGATGAGCAAACTGATGAGTTGCAAGATTCAAAGCCAGAAGAAAAAGAGGAAGAAAACACTAAATGAAAGGATCCCACGGTATCAACGCCCCTCACCCAACCAATATGGCCAAGTTTGCAAAGAAAATGAATAAATATAAGAGCATACCAAAAACAGGAGGTAAAAATGCCAGCAAAAAGAAAAACTACTAAAAAGAAAAGTGGCTCGAAGCCAACAAACCCTAGTTTATATTCTAGAGTAAAAGCAGAAGCTAAACGAAAGTTTAAAGTTTATCCAAGTGCTTATGCTAACGGTTGGTTAGTAAGAACTTATAAGAAACGTGGTGGCGGTTACAGATAATGGCTAAACCCACCGGTGGCCTATCCGCATGGTTTGGTAAAGGCCCCAAAGGGGATTGGGTTGATATTGGTGCCCCAAAAAAAAAGGGCAAGTATCAAGCCTGCGGTAGAAAATCCGCGAAAGGCAAAAGTAAACGTAAGTACCCTAAATGCGTACCACGTTCGAAAGCTCAGTCTATGACTGCAGCTCAGAAGAAAAGCGCAGTGAAGAGAAAACGTGCAGCGGGGAATCCAGGCGGGAAGCCACGTAACGTGAAAACTATAGTTAGGAAAAGAAAACCTACTACAAAAAGGAGAACTCGTGCCAAGAAAAAGTGATAATATGCCCAAAAGGAACAAAAAGAACTTTAGGGCAACTAAAAAAGGCGCTGGAATGACCAAAGCAGGGGTAGCAGCCTATAGAAGGAAGAACCCAGGCTCTAAATTAAAGACAGCAGTTACAGGAAAAGTTAAAAAAGGATCAAAAGCAGCTAAAAGACGTAAGTCTTACTGCGCAAGAAGCGCAGGACAGATGAAGAAGTTCCCAAAAGCAGCTAAAAACCCGAATTCTAGGCTAAGGCAAGCCAGAAAACGTTGGAAATGTTAACAAAAGGAGTAAAATATGGGATACGCAGGTATGTACAAAAAATCAGCACCTAAAAAAGCCAAAAAAAGTAAGAAAAAGACTAAAAAAACTAAAAAATAAGTTGTGACAGACCTTCAGAAGCTAGAATGCTACAAGTGTAAGAAACTTTTGGCAGAAAACCTCGTATTACCCAAAGGGTTATGCGTATATTGTGCTGCAGATGAAGCAGAACAGCTTCCTGAACCCAAAAAACAACAAAAAACTAATAAAAGAGAAGAAAACGCGCAAATAAAAGCCGAAAAAGAGCTCGCAATGCGTATTTTAGCAAGAAAACGCATGCTGCCCTTTGTAGAAAAGTTTAATCCCGATTACCAAGCAGGCTGGGTCCATAAAGATGTCTGCAGAAGGCTAGAAAAATTTAGCCAAGATGTAGCTGAGAAAAAATCTCCTCGATTAATGCTTTTTATGCCCCCTAGGCACGGAAAGTCAACCTTAGCTAGTATCGCCTTTCCTGCTTGGCATCTTGGACGTAACCCGGGGCACGAATTCATTAGTTGTTCGTATTCTGGATCTTTGGCCATGAGCTTTTCTAGAAAAGTTAGACAAGTGTTAAGAGAACCTAATTATAAGAATGTTTTTGAAAATGCAAAGTTAGATAAAGATTCACAGTCCGTAGAATCGTGGCAAACAACCCAAGGCGGTGGTTATGTAGCCGCGGGTGTTGGCGGTGGTATCACAGGTAAAGGTGCGCACGTATTGTTGATCGATGATCCGGTAAAAAACCGAGAAGATGCAGAATCTGAGAACAATAGAGAAGCAACTTGGGATTGGTACACTTCTACCGCTTATACACGTTTGTCTCCAGGTGGCGGAATACTAGTTATTCTTACGCGTTGGCACGATGATGACTTGGCCGGCAAACTTTTAACTGCTGGTGAGAATGGAGCAGATGAATGGGAAGTGGTTAAATATCCTGCTGTTGCTGAAGAAGACGAAGAATTTAGAAATGTAGGAGATGCGTTGCACCCAGAACGTTATAACTTAGAATCTTTAGAAATGATACAAAAAGCTATTGGCCCAAGAGACTGGACTGCTCTATATCAACAAAACCCTGTATCAGATGAAGGTGATTATTTTACCCGAGATATGATTAGGTATTTTGAACCAGAAGAAGTAGAGTACGACAAGATGCGGTACTATTGCGCGTGGGATTTGGCTATTGGGCAAAAAGATAGAAATGATTATTCTGTAGGAGTTGTAGTAGGAGTTGACGAATATGATAATATGTTTGTTGTCGATTTGGTCCGTGGCAAGTATGATGGGTATGAGTTAGTAGAAAAGATATTAGATCTATACGAACAGTGGCGACCCGGAATAGTTGGAATCGAACGAGGCCATATAGAAATGTCCATTGGTCCTTTTCTACAAAAACGTGTAGCAGAACGTAGATTACATTCTGCATATTTTAAAGATTTAAAAGTAGGACGACGTGATAAAGAAGCAAGAGCTAGAGCAATTCAGGGTAGAATGCAGCAAGGTAAAGTTTACTTTCCTTCTGATTCCGTTTGGACGGGGCCAATGGTTGCTGAACTTTTGCGTTTTCCTAACGGTGTACATGATGACCAAGTTGATGCTTTGGCCTGGGTTGGTTTAATGATGATGGAATATGCTACATTTTATGAAGCACCAGAACATATACCTTCTTGGAGAGATAGGTTAGAATTGGTAGCAAAAGGGTCGAAAAAGAAATCGGCAATGAGTGCATAATATGGCATATAGTAAAAAACCAAAAAAGAACTTATCAAAAGCTGAAGAACTTACTTTGGCAAAAAAACAATGGAGCGCATACTCCCGCGCACGAGACCATGGGCACGAAGATTATATTCACATGGCTAAAAAATGCGACGCTTATTATCGAGGGGAGCAATGGGACGAGTTTGACATGCAGCAACTCGATGATCAGGGCCGACCTGCTTTGACTATAAATACTATACTCCCAACTGTTAATGCTGTTCTAGCAGAACAAAGTACAAAAAAAGCAGATATACAATTTAAACCTAGGGGCGGCGGCAACCAAGATGTTGCAGATGTTCTTACTCAAGTTTATGCACAAATAGCAGATAATAACAAATTAGACTGGATAGAATCACAAGTTTTTTCTGATGGGCTAATTCAAGACCGTGGCTACTTTGACGTACGTATAGATTTTGATGACCATGTAAATGGAGAAGTTCGAATAGAATCAAAAGACCCTTTAGATATTCTTATTGACCCAGACGCAAAACATTATGACCCAAGAACGTGGAATGAAATCTTTGAAACTAAATGGATGAGCGTAGATGAGATAGAAGAAATATATGGGCAGCAAAAAGCAGACAAATTAAGATTTTTAGCAGAAACAGGTACTACGCTTGGAGCTGATTCTATGGAGTTCGAAGAATCTAGGTATGGAGATACGGATGAATACAACTACGGACAACAGTATCCTGGGGATCCAGACAACGCACGAACACTTAGGTCTATTAGAGTTATAGAAAGACAGTATTACAAATTAGATGATTGTATGTACTATGTTGACCCTGTAACTGGAGATAAAAGAAAAATACCTAACTCTTGGGGCAAAAAGAAAAGAGAAGAGTTTGCGGATACGTATGGGTTAGGAATTATTTCTAAAAAAATGCGACGAGTCCGTTGGACAGTGACCGCAGATACTGTAGTACTCTTTGATGACTACTCTCCGTATGATCATTTTACAATCGTGCCGTATTTCCCATACTTTCGTAGAGGCAAACCGTTTGGAATGGTAAGAAACTTATTGTCACCACAAGAACAATTAAACAAAATAACTTCACAAGAACTGCACATAGTGAACACAACTGCAAACAGTGGTTGGATTGTAGAGTCTGGATCTTTGTCTGGTATGACGGCCGACGACCTTGAAGAACATGGAGCTGAAACAGGTTTAGTATTAGAATTTAACCGTGGCTCTACCCCTCCTGGTAAAATTCCACCAAACCAAATACCTACAGGTTTAGATAGACTCGGACAAAAAGCAGCTAGAAATATAAAAGAAATAAGTGGTATCACAGATGCTATGTTGGGTATGGATAGTCCTGAAGTTTCTGGTGTTGCTATACAACAAAAACAAAATAGAGGATCTTTATTGCTACAGGTGCCTTTAGATAACTTAGCAAAAACTAGACAGTATTTAGCAGAAAAAATATTACAAATGGTACAAACCTATTATACAGAAGAACGTTTATTACAAGTAACAGATGAACAAGACCCTTATAAAACTAGAAGTAAAATAAAAGTTAATCAAATGACCCCAGAAGGAATGGTAATAAATGATTTAACTCTAGGAGAGTATGACGTAGTTGTAGGCACGGCTCCTGCTAGAGATAATTTTGATGAAATGCAATTTGCTGAAGCTATTGAGCTTAGAAACGTTGGAGTGCCAATACCAAATGACATGATAGTAGAGTATTCTCATTTGTCGCGTAAAGCAGATATAGCCGATAGAATTAGAAAATCAGAGGGAACAGCTCCTCCATCAGAAGAACAAATGCAATTACAACAGTTCCAAATGGAATCGCAAATCAGAAGTACGCAGCTTGAGATTGCTAAACTAGAAGCTGAAGTAACAAGGTTACAAACAGAATCAGCTCTAAATGTGGCAAAAACAGAAGCAGCAGAAGCTGATCCACAGTTGAAAGTTGCTGATATGCAAAGTAAACTACAACAAAAACGTGAGGAACTTGATTTACGTGAAAGGTTGTCCGCAATGACAAACGACATGCGCAAGAACCAAGCAGACGCCGCAATTGCTTCTAAATTAGCAGTTGCAGCCATTAAACCTACAGGAGGTAATTAAAAATGGCAAAAAAAGATAATACTAACGAAATAGACGACAAGCTAATGTTTGACGGCATGCCGGGGGCAGATAAAAAAACAGAAGAAGACGCAAAACCTTTTGAAGTTGATCTTAATTTTGAAGATGCTCCTAAAGCTGAGCTCGAAGAAGACGAAACAGAAAACGTCAAGGAGGACGAAGTTGAAGAAATTGAAGAACAGGAATCCACTCCTAATACAGAAGAAACGGAAGAAAACGATGTTGAGGAAGGAGAAACAGAAGAAGTTGAAACTGAATCAACAGTTGCAGAAAGTGAAGGAGAAGAAACAGTATTGGCAGACGATGGGGCAAATACACAAGAACCTGAAACGGCACTTGAGAGAAACATTGATGAGCCAAAAGAACCAATGATTCCAAAATCTCGATTTGATGAAGTTCTTGCTAAACAAAAAGCATTAGCTAAAAAACTAGAAGAAGCTACAAACCCTGTAGAAACTTTTGATAAAGCTCCAGAGTTCGATTATGAAAGTAAAGAGGCAGAGTACCAAGAGGCTATTTTAAATGGAGATCCTAAAAAAGCAGCCGACCTTCGTTCTGAAATGAGAGATGCTGAAAAGAAACAAATGATGTTTGAAGTTCAAAATCAGATGGGGCAAACAGTACAACAAAGTACAGAACTGTCTGCTTTGCAAACAAAAGCGGCAGAATTAGCAACTTCTTTTCCTGTTTTAGACGAAAATCATGCGTCTTTTGATGAAGTTAAAACACAAGAAGTTTTGGATCTGAGAGATGCTTTTATGGTTCAAGGTTTTACGGGGTCAGATGCTTTAGATAAAGCTGCAAAATATGTAATGGGAACGCCTGTTGCGCCAGAACCTAAAAAAGATGTAGTAGGAGAAAAAATAGTACAAAAGAAAAAAGTAGCTAACACTACTAAAAAACTAGAAGCTGCTGAATCTCAACCACCTGCTTTAAAAGGTAAAAGCAAAGTTGAGAAAAAAGTAGACTTAGATGTTCTTTCTACAGAAGAATTTGATGCACTACCAGAAGAAACTTTACGAAGAATGCGTGGCGATTTCGGATAAACTGTGTTATAAATTAAATAAGTTCGCACGCCAAAGCGATATTTGGCCTGGGTCGTTCCAGTAAAAAATCGTATTTCGCCTGTTACGGCGTTAATCTAACCGGATTCGTAATCCGCAAACAACGAGAGCGTTCCCCCTACGATAGTGGGTATACGGATAGGTAGTCGCTCCAAAAGACGACTGGTTTTTAAACAACTTTGATAAGGAGAATTATCATGGCAAATACAAACTTTGCCGCGTTGACCAGTGAACAATTAACGATCTGGTCGCGTGATTTTTGGCGTGTCGCTAGAAATATGTCCTTCATCAACCAATTCGCGGGAAGCGGATCTAACGCAATGGTTCAGACTATATCTGAACTTACTCAATCAGAAAAAGGAGCTAGAGCAGTATTAACTCTTTTAGCCGATATGACTGGTGACGGTATCGTTGGAGACAACACTCTCGAAGGTAATGAAGAATCATTAAGAGCTTTCGACATAGTAGTACAATTGGATCAACTAAGATTCGCTAATAGACTTTCAGGTAGAATGAACGACCAGAAATCTGTTGTGAACTTTAGAGAACATTCTAGAGATGCACTTGCTTACGCAATGGCTGACAGAATGGATCAATTAGCATTTTTAACCCTAAGTGGTATTGGTTATACACTTAAGAACAATGGTGCATTAAGACCTGTTCAGAACTCTGGACAAAATCTTGGTGACTTAGCGTTCTCAGCTGACATAACTGCACCTACGTCTAATAGACATAGAAGGTTTGATGCTACAAATGGTATCGTAGCTGGTGATGTTACTGCAACTGTTGCAGCTGACAAACTAACTTACGGCGCTATTGTTGATCTAAAAGCTTATGCAAAAGACCAATATATTAGAGGTCTTAGAGGAGCTGGTAACGACGAAACTTACCATCTTTTCGTAACACCACAGGTAATGGCTGACCTAAAACTCGATTCAGATTTTCTTGCTAACGTAAGACAAGCTGGAGTAAGAGGACCAGGTTCAAGCTTATTCTCAGGTTCTTCAAGCCTAATGGTTGATGGAATCATGGTGCATGAGTTCAGACATGTGTTTAACACATCTGGTGCTACAACTGGTACATCATCAAATGCTGGTGCTGCTGGGTACAAATGGGGCGCTGACGCTAATGTTAACGGTTCTGCATGTTTATTCTGCGGAGCTCAATCATTAGCAATGGCTGACATTGGTATCCCTGAAATAGTTGAAGATACATTTGACTATGGAAACCAAAACGGTATATCAATTGGTAAAATATTTGGTCTTAAAAAGCCTAAGTACAATTCTGACGTAACAGGTCAAGATGAAGACTTTGGTGTCATAAGATTAGATGTAAGTTACTAATTGTGATATATTTTATGGGTGGCTAATTAGGGTCACCCATATTTTAAGGATTAAAAAATGAAAATAATTTCTAGTGATGATAAATACATAGCTTCAACCTGGGGAGCAGCAATACATTTAAAAGCAGGAGAACCAAAAGAAGTTTCAAATGAACTTGGTTTACTCTGTTTGCAAGAAGGGTGTTCACAATACGAAGGCGAAATGCCAACACCAGTTATAGAAGAATCTCCAGTAATAGACGAAGACTCTGGTGGAGCAGCTGAAGAAGTTCCAGTAGAAGAAGTCTCAGTAGACTTAGAAAGTATGACTAAAGTGCAATTAGAAGAACACGGACGTACTATTGGTATTGAGTTAGACAGACGCAAAAAGAAATCAGATTTAATACAAGAATTAAAAGCAGTAGAATAAGGATAAATAATGGCAGGGACACTTACAGGTGCTAGTTTAATTACAAGAATACAGGACACTTTGCAAGATACTACAAGTGTAAGATGGCCTGAAGCAGAATTACTTAGATATATTAATGATGCACAAAGAGAAATTATAAATTTTAAACCAGATGCCTCTGCTACTACTTCTAATGTTCAGTTAGTCACAGGAACTAAACAAACTTTACCTACTGCGGGGTTACGGTTAATTAAAGTAACTAGAAATATGTCCGATGCTTCTGGGGGTGCTACAGGAGCTAGAGCAATTAGGTTAGTAAATTCTGATATTCTTAATACTCAAGAGCCCGATTGGAACAATCCATCTGTATCTGGAGATGCGGCACACGGCACAAATGTTAAGCATTATATATTTGATGAAGATGACCCAAGGACTTTTTATGTGTATCCCGGAGTTGCAGGTAACGCATTTGTAGAAATTGTGTTTTCTAAATCCCCTACAGACTTAGCAAATACGTCAGCAACTATAGATATAGACGATACCTATGGCAACGCTATCGTAGATTACTCTTTATTTAGAGCTTATTTAAAAGACGCAGAATACGCAGCTAATTCTCAAAGGGCAAGCACTCATTATCAATTGTTTACAGCTAGTATAGGACAAGGAAACCAAGCTCAAAGTTTATTAAGCCCTAATAATGATGGTATGCCACAAACCATATCACAACCTAATCTAGGACGTTAGCCATGGCTAACTTTTCTTCATTAGTAAAAGAAATACTACCCTACGTTCCTTTTTGCCCCGACTCTTTAGTAGAACAACAAATAAGAGCCGCCGCTATAGAATTTTGTGAAAGGTCAAAAGCTTATGTATTAGACATAGATCCTTTTACTACTGTGTCAGGGGTTTATGAATATGATTTTGACATACCTGTTGCTACTGAAGTTCATCAAGTCTTATACATGACTTATGATGGCCAAGACATGGACCCAATTAGCCCACGAAGTCTAGAACTAAACTACCCAGACTGGAGAGATAAGACAGGCAATCCGCATGTATACCTACAAAAATCTCCTAGTTTGTTTTGGATAGTACCAGTGCCTAGTGGCGCAAAACAAATTATAACTAGCGTAGCTTTAAAACCAACTAGGACCAGCAGTAACATAGATACTATAGTTTCTAATCAATATAGAGATGCTATTGTGTATGGCACTTTAAATAGGCTATTGCGTATGCCTAATAGAGAATGGTCAGACCCTGGAAGTGCACAAGAGTATGGATATCAATTTGGTATAGAAGTAAATCAAGCTGAATTAAGGGCCCGAGGCGGAGACCTTGGGGTAAAAAGAACTGTTAAGTACAAAGGAATCGGAATGCCAAGGAGACGGTATGGAAGGTACGGAAAGGAAATCGACTATTGAGGAACCTGTTTATACTGACATAAGAAAGTGTTGGAATGTTATAAAAACAGGCATACTTGATATTTTAAAAGAGAACCCGCATCTTACTTATATTCCTGAAGATGTTTACAGTGAGTGTGTAAATGAAAGAGCGTTTCTTTACACTTCTCCTGTAGGTTTTTTAGTGCTGACTACAGAAGTAGATCAGTTTACAAAAGACAAGACATTGCTGTTATGGATAGCGTATACTTATAATAAAGGTGGGCATAACTGGTTAGCCCATGAAGAATGGTTTAACAACCTAGCAAAAGAAGCAGGTTGTAAACGCCTTGAAGCGAGATCACGAGTACCAGAAATGGAGTCGTACGTAAAACAGATAGGTTGGGAATTAGATACACGAATATATAGGAAAGAAGTTAAATGAGTAGTAAACCGCCAAAGTCAGATTTTGAAGCTACCGAAGCTGAAAAAATGCAGGCTAGTATTGCTAAAGCTGAAAAAGATTATTTTAATCAGACGTATTCTCCTTTACTAAAAGAAATGCGAGACATTTCTATGAAAGAAGATTATGGGTCTTTTGCTGCAGGCAAAGGACAAGCTGATACTATGCAAGCTCTTAGTAAACCTTCCTACGCAGCTTCGCGATCTGTAGATGCCGGCGCTGATTTAGCTTCTGCTGCTATAGGACAAGCTGTTCAAGCTAGGGGTCAAGGTTTGGCAGCGCAACGAGAAAGACAAGTGGGTGTTTTAGCTACAGCTAGAGGGCAACAAGCTGCTGCAACTACAGGACTTGCAAGTATAGCTAAGATAAGTGCAAGTGAAAATCTACAACAAGCAAAAAGAAGACAATTAATGCGAGACGCAAGACAAGAAGCAGGCCTTAAAATAGGCGGCACTATGTTGGCACAAGGAATGCAAAACTTAGGAAGTGGAGAAAATAGTAGTTTCTTTAAAAATGCAAATGCTCCTGATCTTGCAGAAGGTTTTAAAAATCTTCAAGATAGCAACTTTGGGGGGCTAATAGGCTAATGGCATCTCTATCCAAAGCCATCAAAAACACTATGGCATATCAAAACTACCAAACATCAAATTTAGCTTCAGTAAGTGATCCTCAATCTGTTTATTCTGGTATGGCTAGAGATGATTACGATAACTACTTAAAAGATTTTAGAGGTTTTGAAGAAGCTTTAATAAAAGCTAGAGATGATACAAGTTTGATTGATAAAAGTAGAGAAGACGCTGCTATGCAAACTAGAATAGCTTCAGAAGTTTCACAAAGAAATACAGAAAGGTACGGAGGGGCAGGTTTATCTAATGCTCAAAAACAAGAACAAAATAGAGCTATGCAAAGGGGTTCTAATTTAGCAACGGTTGGCGGAATAAATAATGCTAGAGTTATGCAAAGAGAAGTAAATCAATCTACTTTAGCCGATTTAATTAATATAGGACAAGGGTTAAATAGAAATGCTTTAGGCCAATTAAATACGGCTGCCGGGCTACAAAGTCAAAGACAACAAGCTTATAAAAACGCAAAGGCACAACATAGTGCTAACATGATAGGGATGGGGGGCCAATTAGGTTCTGCTTTATTAGCAGCCTTTTTAATTTAATATGGCAATTAAACCAAAATACGGATCTGGAGCAGTAAGCGCATTATCGCAAGGCCTTAAAATGCCCGCTAACCAGGCAATGATGAGCTATCAAGGTGATTTAGCTAGAGCAGGAAGCGCTGAACTTAAAACATCACAAGAGCTAGGAGAATTAAATAGTAGAACTGCAATATTAACAGATCGAGATTCCGGTGTTGTTAATTTAGTTGGCGACGAGTATCAACTGCGTGATGATTGGTTAGAGCAAAACAATAAACTAAATGGGAATGCAACTTTTGGAGAAGCTTTAGGAATGAATGAACTAGGCGGAGGTTATTATAAAAGAGGCATAAGAGGCAACCCTAAGAAAGTTACAAATAAAGCAGTTTTCGCGCCTACTGCTGCAAAACAAGGCGTTGTTCCAGTTAGTTTGTTAGATAAAATAGAAGCAGCTACAGATGATGAAACTAGAAATGCTTTACAGGCGCAAGCTAACAAGTACAAAACTGGTGAGCTAACAGCTTACGTAACAGGCGCTATAAATGCAGACCGTAAGTTTTCTTTGTTAAATAGGTTTGGTACAGACAGCCCAGACGATATTCCTTTAGCTTTTTCAGAAGAAGAAGTAACTGCTATGTATCGGGGCGTAGTTAATAAACTAAACCTGGATAGAAAAAAACTTAAACCCGGTGATGCAATGGATGCAGATCTTAGAGCGAATGCGGAAGAGCAACCATTACTTGCTACCCGTGGAGCAGGGGTAGAGGGTTATACTACTCAAGGTGTTGGCGATACCGTTACGCCAGAATCTGATTTAAAAGGCATGGAAGATGAATTAACTAATATGATTTTTGATCCAGAAACAGGTAGGTCTGAAACTTTGATGGGCTTAGAACAGTTAAAACAAATATACGCACAAAATCCTTTGGTTACTACTCCAGCTCCTTATGAAGAAGAGTATCAAGAAACAATAACAGATCCAAAAATTCAAGATGGGGTAGATTTTAATGATGAAAAAGCGAGAATATTTAAAGAAATAAACAATGAAAGAAGCAATAGAAATACTCGTTTTCCTTTACTTAAAAATTCAGGACCGTTAGAAAAACTTTTACCTTCTTTAACAAGCATACAAAAAGGCGATTTAAGAAATGTGCCGTACCCTACTTCTACTGGCCTTTATAATTTTTGGAAAAGTAAAACAGGAAATGAGGGCAAAACTAGAATTGGCAATGAATGGCGGTCTGTTATAAATAACCCAGAAGAATTAAAAACGCTTGCTACTGAGTATGAAGCAGGTGTAAAACAACAGATAAGCGATGCTGGCTATGACTTAAGATATTTAGAAGATTATCAACAAGGAGATGCTACGACCACGGGCGGAACAACAACTGTAACTAAAACACGTACTATAACTCCAGACCCTATAACAACAACTTTTGAAAATGCTTACCCAGAACTTACAGGCCTTACTGGAGAAGCTTTAGATAATGCAGTTCAAGGCTTAATAGAACAAGGTAGGTTTGATGAAGTATTATCTGATGCGCAAAAAAAATCTATTATGGATGGCTTTGCAGAAGAAGGAGTAAACAACTTATCAGAATTTGCTACAAACGAAGAAAGTAAACCTGATTTTGATCCTGCTAAATCTTACAATAAGCTTTACATCGCTTATTCTATGATGGCTACAAACGGACAACTAGCTAATGGTCAAACTGTTAAACAAGCTACAGATATCGCATTTAATGAGTACTTTACTGGTGGTACTGTTACTGTTAACCCAAGTTCTGGTAAATTAGAAGGTGACACTATACAAAACATAGCTGATAGAAGAGAAAAAGCGTTTGATTCAAACACTGCTAGAATGGAAGCTGATACTGATAGACTTACATTATTAATGGACTATCAAGCAGGGGTACAAGAAGGATATAGTAAAGCAAATGCAGCAGATATAAAGAAGTTTGATGCTGCTAATACTAATTTTACAACGCGTGTTGAAACAGACCTTCTTCCTAATTTTGATGGATATCTTGCGGAGCTCACTAAGGGCATACGAGAAGGAGAAGAAGTTAATTACAACACTATTCAAGGTTTTGAAACTAGCCTAAACAGTATAGCAAACGATCTTGTTAATGATCATAGAGATACAAGAAAAGGTAATAAAGATTATCTGAAAGCCCAAGAAGCATGGAATACTTTATATGCAACCCCAGAGGGAGCGAATAGTGAAACAGCAAAACAATACGAAAAATTAAGAAACAGATTTGATCCTTATATATACGCTACTATGTTTGCACAACCCGGAAAGTTTACAGAGTTTAATTACATAAAAGACACTATTCCGGCCTACAAGATATATGAGAGTCTTAAAACTAATAGATTTTGGATTCCGTTTATAACTGATAACAGGCTTATGGATTATCTTGGTGATTTCCCTGCAGCTGACGTTAATCCTGCTTCTTATATAAATAACTTATATAACAGGTTAGGCATGAGATATGTAAATGGTAAACCGGTTGAATTAGTAGCTATAGATGCGAATGGAGTAGAGTTAGAAGCCAGTATAGATTTATCAAAGATTATAGAAAGTAATGCTTTATCCCCAACAGAAATTCAATATCTTGTTGAAAATTTACGACACACTACAAACTCAACTTACGGAGATGGGCCAATTAAAGCAGAAGACAATAAACCAAAAGATACTGCACCCAAATCTGAAACTCAGTTAAAAAACGAAGCTTTATCATCAGTTGGAATAAGTACCTAGTGTGGCGGTACTTGACCCCTTTAGCGGCGCCCCAATTGACTTAACTAAAGTTAAAGATCCTACCCGTGTAAAAAATATAGCTAATCAGCTTTCTAGGAATCAAAGACAACTTACAGGTGGACCTTCTTCCTACGAAGAAGCTCTTACAGCCCCTCGTGTTCCAATGCGAGAACTTAAACAAGCCACTAATGTTATACCGCGTGACTATGAGGTAGAAGTCGGAGATTACAACGACCCTATTTATAACATTACTCAAGGTTTTAAAAAAGGCACTCGTACCCTCTCTAGTACTAATCAATTTATGGTAGCAGCTGCTAACTCTATTTTAGGTAGAGAAGAAGCAAGAGACGAAGCTATAGCAAAAGCTGCAGGAGCAAGACAAGAGGCAGCAGCCATACCTGGGGCTTTAGACATGGCCCAAGAGTGGGAACAATTTGCAGATGAACCTACTTTCAATGGTTTTATTCGTGGTTTTACTTCTAGTCTTGGAGAAGTAGGCCCTACTGCAGTAGCTAGTATTACAGCTGCTCTAACCGGTACGGCGGTAGCCGCCTTAACTGCTCCCGCTTCTGTACCCACAACTGCAGGAGCAATTTTAACTGGCGCAGGTGTAAAAGGGTTAGTAAGAAAAACAGTTATGGACGGTTTTGCTAAAAAAACTATACAAGATGCTATAAGCCGTACTTTAAAAAAGAAAAAGCTAAGTGACGCCCAAGAAGAAATTATGGCAGCAGTTTACAAAAATTATCAAAGCCAAATGTATAAAAGACGATTAGCTAGGGGTGGTTTAGGCGGAGCATTTGCCCAAGAACAAACACAAGGTACTGGAGTATTTTTTGGTAACTATGCTGATCAAGGTATGGTAGACCCTATTTCAGCTTTAAAATCTTATGGCTTGTCCCTTCCTTTTGCCACTATAGGTGTTGGATCTGAAGCTTTAGTTTTTAATACAGTATTAAAAAACTTAAATAAATATTCTTTTAAGTCTGGTTTAACTAAAGCAGGACGAGAAAACTTACAGAAAGGCGCCCCTAGTATTACTGGAACAACTTTAAAAATAGGAGGGGTTACTGCTTTAGCGGAAGGAGGCGCAGAACTAGGCCAACAAGGTTTAGAAATTATGCAACGTTTTAATATAGACCCAAGTTACACAGAAGAACAAGCAAGGTTAGATGCCTACATTTCTTTTATGGCCGGTGCTTCTGCTGGGTTTGGTTTTGGTGGAGGAGCAGGAGTTACAACAGGAGCCGCTAATAAAGCACGACATGCTTTAGACAGCCTGCATCAAAAAAGAACACTTAATCAAATGTATGCTAATAAATTTGGAGACCCCAAGAATGAAGTTATTTTAGAACCTTCCCAATGGTATTTAGATAAATTTGAATTAATGTTTGATCCGGAAAACGACATTGACGCAGTATGGGTTCCTATAGAAAGTAAAAAAACATATGAAGATGTTTTACCTCAACTTAAAGAAAAGTATAATTTTGATAATTTGTATCAATATGATATGAATTTTGAACAAGCTGGTTTAGGAGGAATAATGATTTCTACTAACCCACAGACTACAGAAGCTTTTGCTAATACCATGGAAAATACTTATCCTAGCACTGCTTTATTAGAACAGCAGTTGGCTCGTTTTCTTAAATATCCTAGAAGAAGAGATCCTAATGACACGCATGTTATTCAAGTTAGGAATAAACAAACAAAAGGAATACCTCATTATTTTCAAACAACCGCTCCTGAAGAAGACGGAACGCATCCAGATTTAGAAAAAACAAAAGCTTTGTTTAGAAATAGCCCTAAGTACGATTATGAAATTGTAGAAGCAGAAGATCATTTAGAAGAAAGAATAAACTTAACAGGGCGACCTGATCTTGAAGTAAACAAAATGGAATTTGATTCCGAATCTGAAATGCGACAGGGACGAAAAGACGCAGTTGGACAAGAAGATTTTTCTGGAGAAAGCCCTACAACTTTAAGAAATCAAATAGGAAGACTAGTAGAAGAAGGATATTTACCGGGGGGTGAGTTTGATTTACCTACCCCAACTAAAATTGAAGACAGGCCTTTAATTTTAAACAGAAACAAAAAACCTTGGACTCTTCCAAATCCTAAATACCTTAAAGACCAAGCCCCAGATGAAAATTTAATTGCGGACGCAAGAACTGCTACACACCCAAACTTTGTACGTGAGTTTGATAGAAAGATACAAGAAAATCAATATTCAAGAATTTTATTAAAAGAATTTGTTAAACAAACAAATAAAAAATTTGAAGTAAACCCTGAAACCAACACTGAAGTTGTTTACAAAATAGAAGAGGTAGAAGGGGGGTATGGCATAGCTACTTATGAAACTACTATACAAAAAGTAGAGAGTATGGAAGCTTTGCAAAAAGCAATAGATAGAATCATTAGAAATGCTAAAGACGGAACAATAGTAGGAAAAGGAGTAAGAGGCAGTCGTTTTAGAATACGTTCTTTAACTCAAGAAGGAGCTACACCACAACCGTTCGATATGCCTTACGTTGTTAACAGTTTTTATAGACAAGTTATGGCTAGGCTACGAGATACTCCTTCAGGTTTAAATTACAAAGCGCAATTAGCAGATTCTGCAATTACTTTCATAGAAACAATGTTAGATCCAGAGTTTGGGTATGAGTTACTTTTTGATTTTAAACCCATAACAGAAGCAAATGTTGATACAGTATTTAACGACGCGATTGTATATACAGAAAATAAAAAGAAAAACCAACTTACTATTGCAGACCTACAAAGAGAAGGTAAACCAGAAGAAAAAGAACTTACTGCAACAGAAAAAAAAGTACAACAAAAATTTCGAATAGACCCTAGAGATTTAAAAGCTGTTCAAGCAAAAATAGAACAATTACAATCCGGCAGGTCTGACAAAGGAGTAGACCCTTTCGTTAGAAACGATATAGAACTTTTAGAAAAACTTCTAGCAGAAGGCACTTTTGACCCTAGCACTGATGTAGGGCCTGAGACAACTGGCGAGAAAGTAAAAAAAGGTACGAAGCAAACAGAGGAAACAATTGAAGGAGATCCTATTTTTTCAGACCCTACTGTAGAACAGGTTTGGGATGCTGAATTAGAACAGTCTAAAAATACATTAAGTAGATATAAAAAACCAGGACAACCAAAAGAACCTTTGTCAGATGAAGCAAGACTACAACAAGCGCAAGAAGAAGCTGAGTTTCAACAAGCTGTACGAAATTTAGATAAACGAAAATCAAAATCTACTTTAAAAAAACAACCAAAGAAAAAAACAGTTAAACAAAAACAACCAGTAGAACCAATTGTATCTGAAGGAGTACAAGAATATTTCGGACAAAATAGGTTTAGCAAAACTCTTTTAAAACAAATTTTAACTGCAGCTAAAAAACATTTAAAACTAGAAAGGCCTATGTTGGTGTTTACTACTACTGAAGATATAAAACTAAGTTATGTTTCTCCTGAAATGAAAGAAAATAATATTACTGCTCAACAGTTAGAAAACGAAATAAAAAGATATGTTGAGCTTGTAAAAACAGGCGAAATAGGAGGGTTTGTAGGGGGTTTTAATGCTGGCGGAAAAGTAGATTTTGATATAATAGTTTTAAACACTGAAGCAGACCCAGATGCAGCAACTTTAGGAAACCAGTTGTTAGTGCTCGCCCATGAGTTAGGACATTCTCTTTATAGACAAGAATTAGACAAAAGTTTAACAAATTCAGTTTTACGAAAACAGTTACAAACAGAATTTTTAAAAGACCAAAAAGCTAACCCCGATATATTTCAATATAATGACCCAGACCCAGAGGCAGACAATTTTCAAGAATGGTTTGCAGATAAAGTAGCTTCTACTCTTTTAGATTTAGATAAAGGATTAATTCTTAAAAAGAACAAAACTCTGTCTGATCGTCTTATTACAAATATGGCAAAAGCCATACAAGCTTTTTGGAAAGCAACACGTTTAAACATCCCAAAACAATTTATAGAGGGAACTGTAAGAAGAAGAAGAGAAGAAAATATAGTCGCAGCAGAAGATCCAGATTTTAGAACAGACAGGATTTTTGAAACAGACCCTGCAGCTGTAGAAGCTGAAGTTTCACAAGGCGTTTTGGGAGAAGCAAAGTTAAGATTTACTTATAATGAAACATTTGCTGATTATATTAAAAACCTTACAGCAACAGCTACTAACTCTAATCCTAATATACGTAATTTATCAGATCCTAATTTTATGGTTTCTTGGACAGATAAAGCACGTATAGAAGAAACGTTAGACCAACTTTTAGACACTGTTTTTGGTAATACAAAAACAGAAAAAATGATAAAAGAAATAAATGCTCTTGCTGAAAAAATAGTAAAGACTGATAAATTACCAGGTTTTCTTAAAAAAATATTTTATGATGCGCACTCTTATACAAAGACTTTAGGAAAAGACAAAGGAACAGGGCAAAAAATAGCAGACTTTTTTCATATAGAAAGTAATACCGCTGCTTTAGGGCCCGGTATAACTTACCAACCTCCTGGTTTTATTAATGAATCTAATAGACTTACTAATGAAATAATGCAAAGACTAGTTGATATATTAGAAATAGATGAAAGTAATCTTAACCCTTTTGAAAAAGGCCAAAAAGTTATTACCGGCGTAAAAGGAGCTACGTTTGGTAAACGAGAAATAGAAGCTTTTAAACAAGCTAATAATGAACAATTATCTTTTGAACAGCTATCTCCTTTAGCCCAAAAAGTTAGAACGTTTTTAAAAGAAGATATATATGATTATTTAAATTTAAAAAAAGCTGGAGTAAAAGAAAGAGAAAATTACTTCCCTCGTACTGTTTTAATAGAGGAAATTGCTACTAACCCAGAAAAAAGACAAATATTTTTTGATTTAATTGCAGAAGCTGAACCCACTAGAGATGCAAAATATATTAATAGTCAAATAGATGGAATGATAACAGGCAATGAAAGAGATGCGACTGAAGTAGATGAATCAAATTTAACAAATGAAGAACTTCAAACGTTAAGAGCTAAAGAAGATAGGAAAAAACTTAAAGAAGAACTTCAAGATTTAAGTTTAGGTATGGCGGCGGAAAGAACAGAAATGCTTAGAAATGTTGGCAACAAAGATCTTTTAGAAGCCGGACTAATCGCCCCACCTGAAGTTGCAATAATCGAATACATAAGAAATATGGCTAGAAGAGTAGAGTTTAAACAAAGAGGAGGAGCGGCTCGTCTTAAAAATCTTATAGATGAATTACCAAAAGAAGAACAGTCTTTAGCTAAAGAAGCTGTGCAAGCTATGATGGGCAAAGTAAGTCCAATCGAACATAATTTGTGGAGAAACATAAGCGATGGTGTTACAACTGTAAACGTGTTTTCTATTTTAGGTTTAGCAGTATTTGCTTCTTTACCAGATGGTGCTGGGCCAATAATAAGAGCAAAACAATTTGAACTTTCTACTATTATTAAAAACATCACTCAGGGGCTAGGAGAGAAAGAAGGTGCTCAACTAGCAAGAGATATAGGCACAAACGGAGTAGAAGCTGCTGCAACTACAATTTTGTATGCAGGAGAAGTATCAAGTTCAAAACCTTGGGCTAACAAAGCAACAACCGCTTTCTTTAGATACACACAGTTAGAAAGGTGGACTATATTTACTAGGAAATTTGCAGCCGGCATGGCAAGAGATTTTTTACTTAAACAAGCTAAAATAATTCAAGAAGGGTATCAAGGCGACCCAGAGGTACTTTTAGCAGTAAGATATTTAGCAGATTTAAACCTTACTGTAGATGACGTAGTTAAATGGGACCAAGGGGGGCAAAACCTTAGGTATGGAGAAAATCAAAAAATTAAATCAGCTTTGAATAGATTTGTAGATGAAGCTATTGTAAGACCAAACGCAGCAGAAAGACCTATTTGGGCTTCTGACCCACATTGGGCAATAGTTTGGCAGCTTAAATCTTTTTATTATGCTTATGGTAAAAATATTGTAGGTGGCATGATTAGAGAAGGGAAAACTAGAAGAGGAGAAACAGATAGATATAGTGACGCTGTTTTACCTCTTTTGTTTGGGGCTGCTTTAATATTACCTTTAACAATGATTGGTTGGGACCTACGTGAAAGATTTAAAATAGGGTTAGCTTATGCTTTACCCGGCGTAAGCCCAAATGATCCTGGTGTTAATTATAGAAGGTCCAGAAGTGTAGGCCCTGGAGAATACACTTTTGAAGTTCTTGATAGATCTGGTTTATTGGGAGCGCCTGCTTTAGCCCTGCCTTTATTTTTTGAATCTAAAAGGTATGGAAACCCTGGTTTTGTTCCTGTGTTTGGGCCTGGGTTTGAAAAAGCTTGGAGTGCTATTTCTGGGGACTTTGATGCATTTGACTACGCCCCAGGTTATAGTTCTCTAGACACTCGTAACATAGGAAGGTAAAATTAATTATGGCATATTCAGATACAATAAAATTAGTAGTAGGAGATACACTCCCTGAACTTACTTTTAATTTAAAAGATAGCAATACTGCGGGCTCTGGTCTCACGTTAGATGTAGAAGACAGCACGACATGGGCTGCAGTTAATCTAACAGGCGGTTCTGTAAAGTTAAGAATAAGAGAAGTTGGTAAAACTACAGTACTTTCTACAATTACAGCTACGATATCAGCTCCTAGCGCAGGCACTTGCACTTTAATATTTCCGTCAGGAACATGGGCAACTGCTGGTACTTTTGAAGGAGAACTTGAATTTACTAAATCAGATGGAAACATACAAACAGTACAAGATCTAATAAAATTTAAAGTACGTGACGACTTTGATTAATGGCATTCAAGTTTACAGTAGACTACCAGCAACTAAAGCTGGTAATACAGACAGATTCTACAGAAGCTGTAAACTCATTTGAGCACCTAAAAAGTACAGTACAATTTATCGACATGCAACAAATCGTTGCATTTCAACAACTTACAGCTGCAGATGTCTTTATAGATGCAGACACCAAAAACCTTTACTTTAGCACTCAATACAACTCACCTAACGCGGAATCCTTTGGTTTTACTGATTCGGACGCGTTTGAGTTTGGTAAAGGGCTAGGCGACACGTCAATAATTACAGAACAATTAGCTAACGCTATGCAAAAAGGCGTAACAGAATCTGTTTCTGTAAGTGAAAGTTTAAGCAAAGTAGTAACTTTTGTTAGAGATTTTACAGACTCAACTAGTGTGTCAGAGTCCCATTTATATGCGTTTGGTAAGAACTCGTCTGATTCTGTAAGTATTAGTGAGGCGCAGGTTTTTGATGTAAGCACTGTATTAGCTGACAGCTACTCTTTTAGTGATTCTCAAGTTTTAGATGTATCTAGTTTATTAGAAGATTCTTTTAGTATGGCGGAATCTTTAGATAGAACAGTAGTTTATTCACGTGATTTTGCAGATGCGTACGGCTTAGATGATTTAGCTTCAGCTAGTGATGAGTTGGCTACGCAAAGTGATCTAAACAAAACAAATGTTGTGAGTGTGTCAGAAACTACTGCGTTTGCGTTTACCCCGGGTGATATAGCAGAGGGTGTAAGCGTAGCAGAAGCTTATGCTAGTTCGTTCGTGCCGGGCGACATTGCAGAGGGAGTGTCCGTAGCAGAAGCTTATGTTTCTAGTTTTACACTAGGTACAGTAGCAGAAACAGCCACAATTAGTGAAAGCGCAGTTTTTTCTGTACTACCTGTTTTTGCAGATACTGCTACAATAAGTGAATCAATTGATGTAGAATTGATAAGAGGAGGCGGGCCTATGAATGTCACGTCTCTTAATAGTAATATGTTAAACGCTTAAAGCGAGGTAATTATGTCTAAAATACAAGACAACCTAAAAATGAAAGGTCGTTTACAAGTTAGCCTAAATGGTGAAGTTGTACGTGATATTGACAACTTAGTGGTTACTGCAGGTAAAGCTTACGTAGCAGACCGTATGAAAAACAACTCCAGCGTCATGTCTCACATGGGTATTGGTAGTGGTAATACAGCGGCAGCTGCTGGTAATACAGCATTAGGAAGCCAACTTGGTAGAGTATCTCTAACAAGTAGTACCGTTTCTAGTAATGTTATCACTTACGTAGCTAGTTTTGCAGCAGGTACTGGTACAGGCGCAGTCACAGAAGCAGGTATATTTACTGCATCTTCTGGTGGAACTATGCTCTGTAGAACAGTGTTCTCAGTTGTTAATAAAGGTTCAGCTGACTCAATGACCATCACTTGGACTGTAACAGTAAGTTAAAATAGGAGTACTTTATGGGCGTAGTTTTTACAAACAATGCCGAAACTACTCTAGCAGCGGCTATATCTAGTACAAGTGCTACCAGCATATCCGTTACTAGCAGTAGCACCTTTCCTACCGTAGGCGCAGGAGAATACTTTTACGCCACGATATCTGACGGCACCAATCTTGAAATTGTTAAGATCACTGCTGTTTCAGGCACCACATGGACCGTAGTTCGTGCATCAGACAATACTACTGCAAGAACCTTTGCTAACGGTTCTTCGGTACAGTTAAGAACGACTGCAGCGCTTCTTACGGACATACAAGAGAACATTGCATCTAAATCAGCTAACCAGACAGTTTACAACGCTACAGCGGCTTCTAGTGCAACTGCCTATGATGTAGGTATAAACCCGGGCGTAGAAGCTAACGCTATGGTATTCCTTGATGGTGTTATGCAGCACCACGATACATTTAGCTTTAGTGGTAGTACATTAACCTTTGATGCGGCCCCAACAGACGGCACAAAAATAGAGGTGATAGTAGATAACCTTATTAATCTACAGTCTTCTAATCTTACTGTAGATACTTTTACAGCTACTTCTAACCAAACAGCTTTTACTTTATCTGACTCCCCAGCAGCAGAAGCCAACCTTATAGTATTTATAAACGGTGTGTTTCAAAACCAAGCTGCGTACACGATCAGCAACAACACTCTTACGTTAGACACGGGCGTTGTAACAGGTAGAACTGTTACTGTTTATGTAATAAACCCTGTCAACATAGGTACACCAAGCGACGGCACCGTAACAAGTGCAAAGCTTTCGGGCAACATTACTACACCAGGTACCTTAACTGTAGGGGCTTTCGATGTAGCATTTGATTCTCCTACCTTCTTTGTAGATAACGCTAACTCTCGTGTAGGATTGGGAACCTCTACACCATCCGTGCCCGTAGATATAGTTGGAGATGTAAAAATGTCTGCCAACCTAACAGTTGATACATCTACCTTACATGTAGATTCTACAAACAATAGAGTTGGAATGGGAACGAGCAGCCCTGCCCAAACGCTTCATGTAAATTCAGGTGCATCAAATGTAGTTGCTAGATTTGAAAGTTCAGATTCAATAGCTGTAGCATCTTTTAAAGATAATAATGGTGAAGCAGAAATTGGAAATATTGGTAATGATATAGGTTTCTTCCCAGCAGGTGCAGAAAAAATGAGAATAGACTCATCAGGCAAGGTTGGAATTGGAATTACACCAAGTTATAAATTAGACATAGTAGAATCTAGAGGTGATTATGCGGCACAGATTACAAACAATCATGATAGCTCAGAAGGATTACTTATTAGATGCTCTGATAATGATAACAATAGATATTTAATTAATTGTCAAAGTTCAACAAGTGCTACAGGTACAAACTATGGCTCAAAATTTTTA